TTATGTATCGTCTGAACTGGTTGTATATGACAAAATAACGGGATTACCCCGATTATTCAATCATCGTACAGATGATATACACAAAGCAAACATAAGGACTAACCCACAGCCATTTGTCGGTTCTGCCCGATATGGCTTAAAACCTTTATGATATGGATAAAGAACTATTTAAAGATAAGAATCCATTGCTTCGCAGACAAATGTTGGAAGACAATTGCGCAGCAGTTGAAAGAATTACCTATACTTCTCCTTTCAGCGAGGAAGAAATGGGTGAACGGAAAACGGAGTTGGCAAATATTGACCTTGACATGGCCGCACTGGAAGAAGAAAAGAAAGCTTTCATGCAAGCATACAAGGACAAACTGAAACCTAAAAAGGAACGTAAAAAAACGTTGCTTACCGATATAAAACGTGGTTATGAGGAAATTACGGATGAATGCTTTAAGTTCATGGAACGTAGCACTCGTACCACTGGATATT